GATTGAATTTTTACTCTTTTGATTTCCGACATCTTATCTTGTATAATTTCCGTTTACGTAACTTGATGTGACCGCATATTGTGTTGCTGAAGTATTTTCACCAGATGTAATTACATCCTCCAACACACTTACATTAAGTTTAGTAGTATCTAGTTCCAAGTATATATCTTTCAACGCAAGGACATCATTTGACTCTGGTATCGCTTGAATTTCAATACCAGCAGTGCTTGTAGATGATGTGAATGTGATTGTAGTTAATTTAATTTCACCTTTCATATAATCTACAGTTCCAGCATTATTGTTTACAACTACAGGGAAACCATCGACCAGTTTAAAGAAAAATATGCTTCCAATTTCATTAGTTGTTGGAACATCACTCATATACAAAGTTCCACTCACATCCTTTACTGTAAATCCAGTTGATTTGATATTATATCCTCTACCATCAGAATTTAATTTTTTAATATGAAATTGATTTCCAAAACATATTTCATATGTTGCTAATTTATCAAATTCTGGTTGCAAATCTCTTCTAATTTTAATTTTAGTAATATTAGAAGTGATAGATGTGCTAGTATTGTCAATCAAAGAAGAAACTTTACTATATTTGAATCTACCACCAAAACTATTCAACTCGGTTGATTTGCTATATGCCTCTAAATTTTTTGTAACTCTTAGTTGTAAATTATTTGGATCTATTGTGGTACTTTTATCATAATAAACTGTTGTATCTATTTCAATATACATATATTTCAAATCAATAATCTCTGGTTTTATTCCAGCAATTGAATATTGTCTTAAATCTTTTTTGATACTATCTTTTGTAATTTGAGAAAGGAATTTACCATTTCTTGGTTTGATTGAAATGTAAACTTTACCATACTCTGGAGGATCCAACTCATCCCCACCATATGCCGTTACAGTGTCCACATTTGGAAAAAGATATGGGATTATCCCCTTATAATCATTTGCGGTTACTGCACGGTATTGTGAAGCATATACTCTAGGTCCAAGATACTTAACTGAATCAATTGATTCGATATCATCACCATTTTCTGATGGTTGAATAGTAGTCAGTAAAGAAATATTGTTTGTTATTGAAGTATTATTATTATCAGTCAGAATTCCAGAAAAAGTAAAATTTGCCGAACCATTTGCTTCTTTTCCATTTGTAATAATGTAACTAATAAAAATATTACTTCCACTAATTGGTTTTCTCCCTATAATATCATCACCAAATAAAATTTCATATTTCTCATCATCTATTTCTTGTGTTAGAAAAACTCTTGAATTTTTATTTACTTGAAAAATATTTTTATACATTTCATATTTTTCCGTAATCACACCAATAACTTTTACACGAATTGTAGAAGAATCTACTCCTATATTTGGAATTGTAAATCTTTGATTCGATTGTGATTTGTCTACTGTATATGACTTTGTTAAATATGAACCTTCATAAACATCGATACCTGTGAAATTTGCAAATCCATTATTATCAACAACTACTGTGATATCTTCTGGAATTGAAAATATATAATTACCATTCTCAACAGCACCCAAAGCAACGATTCCTGCCTTTAGAGTAACTGTCTTTGAATTTAACCCTGTAGTATTAACTGTAAAACTAACCTTTGCTTTTGATGCACTTTTGGATCTAGGAACATATCCAATATTACGTGCAAGGGAGACTACATTTTCTCGAAGAGTTGCACTATCAATAAAGGATTCATTTACTGCCATGTTTGTATTGAAGGCAGTAATATAAGAATTGTATGCTAATACATCAATTAAACTTGAAAAATTAGATCCTTCAAAATCAAAATCCGTGAAATTACTGTTCGATCTCAGATAGTCCTTTATCTGAGTACGTAAATCATTAAAATCTAGATTTGTGAAATTATTGAAGGACATTATATTCTAGTTGGTTGTAAAAGAAACTCTATATTTTGAAGAGGAAATGGAAGTCCAACAATATCGTAAGAAATTTTTACATTCAATTCATTTGAATCTTCAATAGATTCAACCAATACCTCTCTTACTCTGATTCTTGGTTCAAAGTTACTCAATACTGTTTTAATTTCTTCATCAAGTATTGTCGAAACTTCTGGTCCATTGAGTTCAAATAAAGAATTATCAACAGAGGTTCCCAATAAATTATTAAAGAACCTCTCACCAATACGAGTTCTAACTAAGTTAATAACAGATTTTTTAATCGCATCCTCATTTTTTAATACAAGAACATCATTCGTCACTGGATGTCTAGAAAAAGACAAACTAATGTCCCTAAAACTTCTAGAAATACTAAGCATTTAAACAATGAGCATGAATAATATATCTATAATACTTTTTAGATTATTTTTCCGTATGTTGGTTCAGTTCCATAATCCCAATCATCATAATCTTCATCATTTCTAATTCTTTCGTGCAATTCAGTTTGTTTCTTTAGATCGTGCTTTGGTGCAAAATCGTGCATAATCTCCTGAATAACTCTTTTTGGTTTTTCTTTATCATTATCATTGTTGAGTTTTGATGTTCCCCACATCTCTCTCATATAATTCTTATCTTGATCAATTTGATAAAATGCCATTTTAGTTCCTCTGTTTTTATCTTTAAAAACAGAACTTTTAAGGAGGTTTCTATCTCCTTAAACTATTTAACGATCTAATTGACGAAGTTTATAATTCTCTGAATTAAAATACTTTAACAGTTCTAATGCTACTAATTTTGGATTTCCATCACCGCAAGTATAAACATCTATCGCAATACAACCTTCCTCAGGCCATGTATGACAAGAAACATGACTTTCTGAGAGTGCAATCACAATTGTAAGACCTTGAGGATGAAAACAATGCTGAAAAATATTCAAAATTGTCATTCCAGCACGTTGAATGCCACGTTCCATGACTCCCTGAAGGGCAATACCATCATTTAGAAGGTTGTGTTCTATATCATAGACCTCCAAAAGAAGGTGATTGCCCATCGAAAACTGTTTCAATTCAATATCTTTAGTAAAAATTTATTTATTTTGTTTTTCTTCTGTAGTTTCCCAAAAATATTCGTCTGTATCACCCAATCTACCCCATTCAATTCCATTTTCAACTTGAAAATATTGCGTTGAAACCTTAAAGTCGGGAGTTTTTGGTGTATCAGGAGTCATTGAAATATCATAAATTCGACAACGATTATTTGGGTATAGTGCATACTGTCCATTATTAAGTCCAATTAAATTAAAAGATTTGTGTTCGTCGGGTATTTCACTTGTAGATGCATCAATTTGATTTAGATCTTCATGATAATTGTCAAATGTACATATGTACTCACCTTTTATGTTGCCATAATTTCTGGTTCTTATTTCCCATTCCATTGAGGCAACTATATTTTTACACAGTGAACTAATTCCATAGTCCATACAATTCCAAAACTGTAAGTTTGCCAAGTCTAAATCGGGATTCGGGGTTTCTGGAGACGAAACAAATGCAGATATGGGGAGTTTATCAAACATTGCTCCATATTCTGGTAAATAAGTTTCAAAATAAAAAGCACGTCCAGGAATTGACTTTGCTGAAACCCAAAGACCCTCTACAAATTCTCCGTGCCCATCTTTAAGATTACGTAGATATTCTTTACGTACCCAAATTTTTTGTGCCGGAAGATTCGTAATTAAACAACTCATGGTTTTCCTTGTCCTCTATATTTCTTACGTGCCGAATTGCGACTCGTAGCACTATATTTAGTATTGTGTCCATCACCTTGACGGTTTTTATAAGGGGTTTTTATAAGATCTCTCAGGCCATTAAAAATGCTCCTACAAGACTCATCAAAACCTCATAGGAGCATTCTATCATAACGTTTCAAAGAAGGTCAAGAAAGACCTTCTAAACACTTATCAGATGATCCGTGTTTTCTCGTGTCCAACACGAATCAAAGGATCACACCAAATTTCATATCCTTGCTCTTTTGCATCAAGACAGAATGAAACATCTTCTCCACACATATCCTGAACCTCTCCAGATTCAAAGACTTGCATCTTCGGAGCAAACCATGGATACTCAAGACTTTCAAATACTCCTTTCTTAATCAATACCCATCCAAATCCAGTATAATCAACTGTAAATGGTTTACGACGTTTCTGAATCGTATCCAATGTCTC